ATCTTGACATCAAAGTCGCCAACTTGGTAGACGATGAGCGAGTAACTGACGGAAACATCAGCTTCGAAACTCTTCTTGGTGGCGTTATTCGAGTAATCGTTTCACGTAACTTCGGTCAAGGTCTTGGTTCAGTAACTCACAGCGCTTTGTCTGGAACTACTGCTATCACTACTGCTAAAGTATCTTACATGATGCTTCCCGGTTCTTTGTTCATGCACAACGTTTCTGTACCTAACCCAGTTGCTATCGATCGCAACGAAGGTGTTGGTAGCGGTTCTGGCCGTACTACTGCTTGGTACCGTTGGGGCTACGTCATGCACGCCCGTGGTTACAGCTTCACTGGTACTCAGACTGCTTTCGCTACTAACGCGGCATACGCTGGTTCTGTTGCGACTCCTGCTTGGGATCGTAAGTCAGACCTTCTTAACCTCGGCATCCTGCCAATCTTCCACGCCTAATCTAACTTAAAGGAGTAACTTCTATGGCACTTACAAAAGGTGTTAATTCATACGTTACAACTAGTGAAGCAGATAGTTACTTCGAAGATAGAATGGACGCGGCGGCTTGGGTATTAATGGGCGACGAAATGAAAGAACAGGCTTTAGTTACAGCAACTCGGATGTTAGATCAGAAGAGTTGGCACGGTTCTGTAGTTAATGCAGACCAAGCTTTAGCCTTTCCACGTCAGGGATCCTACAGGGATTCCTCGCGTGGTGTTTCAGCCTCCTTTACATCAACGTACACATTTGTGTCCACTGATGAAACGGATACCAACCTGAAACGAGACATCCGTCAATTGCGGTCGGCGTGCTACGAACTAGCATACCACTTAGCAAATAACGATGGATTGTTGGATTCTAGTGGTTCGATCAAGGATATCAAGGTAGGTCCAATTGAGTTGAAAGACGTCAAAGAGACCTCCAAGAATCCAGCGGCAGTAAGCCAGCTGATCAAACCAATGATCCAAGGTTCAGGAAGGAACTGGGAGGGGTATTAATTATGTCTCTACGTAAAAAAATAGAACAAGCAGTAGATAAAGCATTTAACGCAGTCGGCGACATAGCAGAGAAAATCACGCTACAAGCATCGACTAAGGGTTCTTACGACTTTGCAACTGGACAGGCATCAGCCACTATTACATCCACGACTATAGATGCTATAGTTATGAGTGTAGAGCAGAAGCCAGACGCAGAAGAAATACTAGCTCCTCGGAAAGAGGTCTATGTAAAAGAGAAGGAACTCTCTAACCCTGCTTTATATGATACTATCGTTATAAACGAAGTCAATCATACCATAATTAACTTTACCCATTCACCGGGTTTGATAACACTACTAGTGACGGAGGGATAACATGGCTAAATTTACTGACATCTTAACTGATGTTGAAAGTCAATTCGCGACTGCTTTGTGGAACAATACAGGCATTAGCGCATACCCAACTAACTATATGGTTCCGGCAAGTAAAGAAGAATTTGTTAAAATAGAAATACTACCACTGAGTGGTAATAGCGATTATAGCAGATTCGGAATTACAGGCCAAATCATAATTCAAGTCTACATTAAAGCAAACCAAGGCTCTAAGCGTCTCATGGAAATTGCAGATGTACTAGATACACTTCTACAGAATAAACACCTAGGTACAGGTACTCAGACTCAAGAGAGTTCGCTATCTGTCTTGGGAATCGATCGAGATAACCCTGAGTTGTACCGAGGCGATTATACTGTAGACTTCAACTACTTTAACTAAATTAACTATTGAGGTTAACAACAATGGCACATATCACTTCTATCGGTGCGTCAAAGTTCACTACTTTGGACTACGTGGCTAACACCGCACAAAACGCTAACAGCACTGCCGCTGACTTGCACGGTTTATTCGTAAGCAACAGCGCAACTATCTTAGCAACTCAAACTGCAACTGACGAAACTCTCGAAGCCGCAGTTAAGCACGTTGGTAACATCCGTGAATTCCCTTCTTTGGGAACTCCAGCTAACATCGTAAACGTTCCTGTTTACGGACAAGCTACAAGCTCACAGGTTTCTGGCCAGTCTGACGCTCCTTCTTTGGAGTTCACTCTGAACTACGTTCCTGCTGATCACGCTGAACTAGACGTACTGCGTAAAAGCGCCGCTCGTCTTTGCTTCCGTGTACGTATCGCTGACGCGAACATCACTACTGATGCTTCTGGCATCCTTACTGCTGACAACGCTGACAAATTTGCTGATTTCTACTTCTTCGGCACTGTAGCATCTTTCGAGATCGCTCCTTCTTTGTCTGACAGCCTACAGGCTACTATTGCTGTAACTATCGAAGGCGACTTTAACGGTCCTTTCGCTTTGGTTGCTGACTCTAGCACTTCTACTTACGCGCTTCCTGCTTAATTAGAAATAGTAAATTAGAAACGGTGGTTCTTCGGAGCCACCTGATCTTTTCAATAATATAATTCGGAGACTATAATGGATAGTAAGAAGCCACCTTTTGATAAAGGTTTTGTTTTACAAACCACTTTACGCAATATGAAGAAAGACATCGATTTCTCTTCTCGTAAAACGTTTGATCGTTTTAAAGACTTTTCAGATACTACAAGTGAAACAGATGTTGAAAAGCGCACAGAGATATTTGAGACCCTCGATGTATTAAACAAGATGCACAAACTACTTGATGATTTTCAAGATAACAACAAACACTTATTCGATAATAAAAAGGATTAATAAAATGAAACAGCACCTAGGTAAAATTCAAACTAAAACCGTTCCATTCATGGATGGAGACGTAGAAATTAAAACTCTTACAGTTGGCCAAGCTAAGTTAATCGAAGCTGAAACTAAAGCTATGCAAGCTATGCCTACTGAAGATCAAGATCAACTTGCACTATTGCGATCGGTTATTCGTATTGCTGTTGTAGATGCAGAAGAACTAACTGACGAAGAGATGGATTCTTTTCCAGTAGCAGAGTTGACTAAACTTTCTGAAGCCATTATGGGTATCGGCGATGACGAGGGAAACGCTTAAGCGAGAAAGAACTATTTATTTTTGATCTCGCGTTCCACCTCAAAATCCCTGTCTACCAGATAGAGCAGGAGATGCCAGCTTCAGAATTAAGAAAATGGACAGAATACTTAGAAGCACGACCTATCGGTTGGAGAGAAGATCAACGAACCTCCCTGATGATGAATGCTCAAGGTGTTAAGAAATCGGGGCATGAAATTTTCCCTTCACTAGCGGCACTGCAGAAATGGCAGGACCAAAGAGAAGACGAAGATGTTATGCGTCAAACATTAAGCAAATCTGTTTTCGGTGCTTTACTGGAATCGGCTAACAAAAAATAGGAGAGTAGCATGGCAGTACGAGTCAGTGTGACCCTAAAGGGTGTCAAAGAGACCTTTCGTGGGCTAGACCAAGAAACTACTAAGCTAGTAAATAGCGCACAGCGTATTGCCGCTTTCCAATCTATAGCTGACTTACAGTTTAAGACTCCAGTAGATCAAGGACGCGCAAGATCCAGTTGGTTACTCACTAAGAGTAGCGGACAGGTATTTGATAGCGGCACTGGGAGGCAACCTATCGCCCCTCTTGGTCCTATACCTAATACTACTATTGAATCGTTGTATATTACTAATGGTACACCCTATATTCAGGATCTTAATGCAGGATCTTCTTTGCAAGCACCTCCACGCTTCATTGAATCTACTGTGTCCAAATATTTTAAGACGAAAGGCTCTTTTGTCAAAATTATTTAACATAACCCAGCCCCCGTCAATTTTGATAGGGGCTATTTTTTGAGGACTTTTAAATGGCATTACAAATTGAAGTACAAAGTAATACCAGACAAGCCCGTTCAGACCTCGCTAGGTTAAATAAATCGGTAGATAATATCTCTACTACTACAACTAATATGGCAAACAAGTTACAAAAATCTGTAACTATCTTAACGGCTGGTATAGCTGGTTTAGTCGCCGCCAAAGGCTTAGTAAAAATTACTGACCAATTTACTTTGGTTGAGAACAGGATTGCTCTCGTAACAGGTAGAACTAAAGAACTAAACAAAACATTTAAAGAATTACAAGAAGTATCTATTCGATCTCGTGGTTCACTGGAAGGCATTGCTGACCTGTATAACCGAATCGGTAGATCTACTAAGAGTCTAGGTGTAAGTAACCAAGACGTAATTAAAGTAACTGAGACCATCCAGAAGGCAATCGTTATCTCTGGTGCTGGACGTGAATCCGCTAATGCGGCTATTGTACAGTTAGGTCAGGGCCTTGCCGCTGGTGCGTTGCGAGGACAAGAATTAAACTCTGTTATGGAGCAGACACCACGAGTTGCGGCGGCTATTGCGGCAGAACTTAATGTAGGAGTTGGTGGTCTACGTAAATTAGCAGAGCAAGGAAAGATTACTTCTGAAGTAGTTGTTAAGGCTTTTACCTCTCAACGAGAAATTATTGAGCAGGAATTTGAAGCAGTTAACGCTACTGTAGGAGAAGGCTTTTCTCAGGTAGGCCAAGGTGCCGCACTGATGACTCGTGAGTTCATCGCTGGTACTGGTGCCGCTGACAGCTTCGCTCAGAAATTATTAACACTAGGAGCATCGTTAACTCGAAACGCTCCAGCCGCAAGAGAACTTGGTGAAGCAATAAATAAGTTTCTCTATGCGCCTGCACCTAAAGATGGTATCTTCGGAAACCTCTTTATGACTGCAGAATCACAAATGTCAGGCTTTCAATTACTCCTTAATGATCTAGGGATCTACAAGGCTATTGACAGCTTCAAAGAACTAATTAACGTTGTTACTGAACTTGCTGATGACTTAGGTGATAAGGCATTAAGGAAAGTAGAAGCGTTCACTCAAGGCGTAAATGACGCTTTCTTCTGGGTGATGGATAAGGTAGTGGGTAACTCTTGGTGGCCCGATCTTGTTGATGGTGTAGTTAACTATACTGACAACTTGGTTAAGGCTCTATTTAAGGTAGATGACTTCACTGCTAAAGTATCTAAATCATTCAAGAAAGCACTTAACGTAGTATTAGACGATGCTGACTCTCTTAAGAGTAAAGTACAAGACGGTTTAGCTGTAGCATTCACAGGATTGTCACTAGGCCTCTCTGGTGCGTCTGCAGGCGGTCTTGGTATTGCGGCAGGTCTTACTTCTGAACTTTCTAAAGGTTCAGACTACATACGTTCAGAGTACCCTAAAGCATATGATTTCGCGGCATCAGCGGCGGCTTTAGCTTTGACTACTCGTATTGGCGCTTTGAAGTTCTTATCATTACCATTAGCATTAGGGTCAGCTTTAGCGGCAGGTCTTGAAGCAAACACATTAATAACTGGTATCGAAGAATTAGCACGTACTATCTCTAACTCTATAGGTAGAGCATTTGGTGCAGTAATAGCTAACTTGCCCTCTATTATCATTGGTGGCATAGCGGCGGCTATATCAAACATCGGACAAATCGGTTCTGCTTTATTAGATGAGCTTGGTATAATCGGAGACGTATTAGGGTCTATTCCTTTTGCTTCAACTATTGTTGGTTCGCTTACAGCGGCTTTCGTAGTGTTTAACTGGGGAGGATCTCTCTTCGGTGGAGCATTTAAGACTGCAGTAGTTAGCGCAGGTAACTTCCTATTGAAGTCAATGGGTTCTGCTAGACTAGCTGAAGAGTTCCTGAGCATAGGTGCCATCGGTACTACCGTGTTTAATAAACTTAAAACAGTAGCAGTAGCTTCTGGCTTAGCAATTCAATCTGCTTTTGCTGGACAAACTACTATATCAGGAATGATAGCGGTAGTTTCTACTTTGTCAAAAGAGTTTCTTGTTTTAGCATCAGCGGTACTTACAAACGTCAAAGCTTTTATACTTAACAACGCGGCAATGATAGCCACTCGTGGGCTAGCTATAGTTGCGGCCATAGCAAATGGTGTACTTACGGCTAGCTTCCTAACTCTTGCAGGTGTTACGGCAGTAGTAGCTAACTTCGCTAGAGTAATGTGGATTGCTATCTCAGGACCTCTTGCTCCCTTTATGATTGGTTTATTAGCCCTAATTGCTCTCTTCACCTCAACAGGTGCGGCGGCAGATGGAGCGGCTAATGAATTTGATAAGGTAGAAAGAAAAGCTAGCAACACAAGAAACAAGCTTGCTAATTTGTTTGGCTTTGGTATTGATCTAAATATCAACGTTATGCCTACTCCTAAATCGGTAGAAGAAACATTTACTGCAGTTGAAGAAGCTAACGAAAAGAGTTTGTACAGGGTTAGACGTCAGCTAGAAGGTAGCTATTGGTTTGATTGGATGAACGATGTTTCTACTTCGTTACAGATCCTGTTTACTGGTGCTTTTACTAACGTTATAAACAACTGGAAAGGCATCCTTAATGGGTTCATTAGTTTCTTTAATGATACTTTCGGTGCTGATCTTGAATTCTTTGTGTTAGAAAGCAGAAACGCTATTGAACAAATGCTAGACAACATCGACCCTGAGTTACGTATTCAACTAAAGGTAGATGCAGATGACCTAGAAGAGTTCACAGATGCAGAAACCCGTGGTATGCTTGACTCTACTTTAGAAACTATGAGTCAACTAAGGGCAGAAATTGCAGATGCCTCAAACGGTATAGCATTTGGATTTGGCGTAGATGAAGAAGCTATAGCTACATTAAACCGCCAGCTAGAAGTACAAGAGCGCAGATTAAAATCAGTAACTAACGCTTTGACTCGTCAGGTAAACGCAGGTAAGAATCTTAAAGGTCTTGAAAACTCTTATAAAGTACTTAATGATCGTCTTAAAGAAAGCACTACTCTTTTAGGTGAGCAATTTGTAGAAGGTAAGAAGTTTTCAGACATTGCAAGACTTACTGCGGCTGAACAAGAGAAATATACCCAAGCAGTTGCTAAGTCACAAGATATCAATGGTAACATACAAGGTATCATGGCTAATATGCAACTTACTGATGCGGCTAGGAAAGATCTTCTTGCTGAACAATTAGCCCTCTTAGATGAGCAAGGCTATGTAATCAGCCAGATAGGTACTGACCTAGAAAAGTTCTCTAGTTTTGATTTAGCTACCTCTTTAGGCTTAGACGCTAACTTGATAGGTAAACTAACTGATACAGTGCTTGACAAGATAACTACGAAGCAACAAGAGATTGTAGACAAAGAAAGAGAGATCGCTGAGATAAGAAGAAAAGGTGGTGATCTTGAAGGTCTTGATAAAGCACAAAGAGACTTAACTAACCTCGAAAGAGAAGGCGATGTTTTAGTTGAAGGTGCAGAGAGAAGTTTGCTATCTATGTTTGATAAGCTAACTGGAGATCTTGCTGGCTCAGATATTGCTATATCTGCTAGTGAGTTCCTTGATCTAGGACCTGAGTTGCAAACTCGTATTACTGAGTACGCAACTAAGCTTAGAAATCTAAACCTTCAAATAGCTAGTGCTCTCGGAGACCCTGCCACTCTATCAAAACTTGAAAAAGATAAAGCAGGTTTACAAGAGCAGTTTGGTGATGCACTAAATATCGATATTGACTTTTCTCAATTAGATAACTTTGGTAAAGCACTAGCCCCCTTCCGTGACTTAGGTATTAACTTTAACGCTGATGATTTCTCTAACTTAGGTAAAACTTTTAGTGCAGAGATAATCGCTCAGGCAAAGTTGCTTAATGACGAAAGAAAGGTACTGGCTGATCAACACTTTGCTGATACTGTAGAAGGTGAGGAATCTCGTATTACTGCGGTTGCTACTTTTAACAAGAAACTATTTGATCTTGAAGAAGCTACTCGTAAGGCAAGAGAAGATGCTCTCCTAGGAAAACAAACCGCTGAGACTTTAGGTAGCGGCTTTGGTAAGTCTATCGTAGATGCCATGACTGGCAAGGCAGACTTCGGTGAGTCAATGGCATCCCTGATTACAGGTAAACTAGAACAAGGTTTACAGGATCGGATTGCTAGCTTCGCTGAAGGTTTCTTAGACTCGTTCTTTGAAGCATTCTCCGGTAAAGACGGTATCATGGGTGGAATTGCTGGCGCTTTGAAAGGCCCTGATAATAAAGAATCTGACGGTCTCAAAGACGCTGGCTCTAGTTTGTTTGGAGCTATTGGTGGAGGTGAAGAAGGTGGTGAAGAAGGTGGTGATCCTGAAAAGGCCTCAAAAGGTCTTGGAATGTTTACTGCTAAACTAGAAGAATCGATAGGTGGATTAGGAAGCTGGGTTTCTCAGACTCTTTTGAACA